CGGCCGGTGGCCGTCGAGCGCACCTCGAGGTCGTCCAGGGGCGCGTAACGCTCGAAGGCGAGCATGGGGCCTCCTCTGTGAGGGTCGGTCGCCGTCAGGCGGCGAGCAGGACGAGAGCGAGGGCGATTGCCTCGTCGTCGTCGTTCAGGTCCGGCAGTCGCTCGGTGAGCAGCCGGAACTTGTTGCCAGGGCCACCACCCGGCGACGGGGGCGGCTCGGGCGGTGTCGACCCCTGTGACTGCAGCAGCGTGAGCAGCACGGCCGCTCCTCTCGACTACAGCGCCTCGAGCGTGGCGATGGTGTCCTCGGTGATGGCGATCTCCGCGTCGGCAGCGGCGATGGCGGCCGTGTCGCCGAGGCGCACCGCTTCGGCACGCAGCACCGTCTGACGAGCGACCCACGTACGGGCCTGACGGATCAGGTCGTCGACGGTCATCAAATCACCATCGCCCGGAGCATGACCGTGCTGGTGTTCAGCACCATGTAGACGTAGTCGATCTCGGTGGCGCCGTCGGCGTAGTGGACGTCGAAGCTCGTGTCGCCGGCGATGGCTGCGCCCTGGGTGTAGGTCATCGTCGACCAGCCGTCCTGCTCGCTGGTCACGACGTTGTGGCGGAACCACCTGCCCGTCGCATCCTTCTGCACGTAGATGGCGTTGTTGCGGTAGACGTACTTCGAGCCAGCACCGAACACCTCGGTCGCCGGGGCGTACGTCAGAGCGCTCGCCCAGGTGTTCGCAGCGATGTCGTAGCGGTCGAGCACGGCACCAGCGCCACCACGGAAGGAGTAGATGTACCGCCCGTTCAGGATGGCGGACTCGTTCGTCCACGCTGCGTCGGTGGCTTCCCAGATCCAGTGCCCACTCATCCCGACTGCCGGGGCAGCGGCACGGGCAGCGGTTGGCGACAGTGTCGTCCAGGTGCCTGCAGAGATGGAGTAGCGGAACAACGTGACCGCCGCCGAGCCCATGTAGTAGATGAAGTCGTCGTTGCCCTCGATGGAGTAGACCGAGGTGGCGTCGGGGTTCGTCGTCCATGCCGCCGAGGTGGTGAGCACCGTGGCGGTGTTGCTGGCGATGGTGCGGATCTGACCGGCGCCCGTGCCCGACACGATGCGGACCTGCGAGTTTGCCCACTGGTTCACGGTCCAGGTCTTGGCCGAGTTCGTCAGCGTCGATGCGCCGCCTGCCGTGGCGGTGCCGGTGGCGAACGCGGCGTAGCCCTCGCCCTGCCACGACGGCGTGGCGATCAACTTGGAGTCGGTGCCGATCACTGCCGCCGGTGCGACGCCGTCGGTGGCGCCCGTCTCGGCTGCGCCCCAGGTGTTGAGGGCGAAGTCGTAGAACTTGAACACGTTGGCCGTGGTGGTGCCCGACGCCGTGATGGCGTTCAGGACGTACCAGCGGGGCGTCAGGAGTCGGAACGTGGTTGACGCCGTGAACGCCGACGCCTGCACCGGGACGGTGATGACCGAGGTGGCGCCGACCGTGTTCGACGAGATCGCCAGCGTCGCGCCAGCGTTCGGGCCGCCGGTGATGTGGATGCTGTAGCCACGCAGGTCACGGGCCAGGGTGAGGTTCGTCGTGATCGTCGAGGTCGTGCCAGCGGTCGCCGTGCCGCTCGGGCCGACCGAAGTGGCCGTGCCGCACGCACCGACGGCGAACGTGCCGGCGAGAGCGCCGGACGGGATCTGCACCCATGCGTCTTCTTGCGCCGAATAGAGGTACTGCACCGTCGCGCTGGCCACGTACAACTGCTGCTGGCGGTCGTGGCGTGACGAGGCGATGAACGAGCCCGCCACGGTCGCCGTGGGGGCAGGGGTGCAGAACTCCCACCGCTTCAGGTCGAGAATCTTGCGGTTGCCGTTAGTGGTGGGCATCAGGTCACGCTCACGTTTCGTCGCAGGGAGTCGGCACCGAGGCGCATCAGCGCCGGGATCTGCTCGAAGGCTGGAAGGCCGCCGATCTGTGTCTGGTTCGTCAGCGTCGTCAGCGTGGTCAGCGTGGTGATCGCTGCGATGGTTGTGATCGCTTCGACGTTGACACGCAGTCGGCCGGCGGTGTCGGGCATCGCCTGGCCGACCGAGCGGGTGAGCGCCTGAATCGCCATACGCGTCGCCTCGAGCACCTCAAGAAGTTCTCCCGTGGTGATCGTGGCGGGCATCGGGTTGGCCTCGGACACGTCGACGGCGGTGCCGTCGTCACCGATGCCGAGCTTGACGCGCTGGTGAAGCACGCCGCCGATCTCGTCGGCGGCGACGGTTGCCCCGGTTCCTGGGGTATAGCCAACGTTGTCGGCCATCAGTCCTCCTCGACCATCTCAGCCGAGATGATGCGGCCGTCCTTGTCGCGCTTGAAGGTGACCTTCTTGCGCTCGGGCCCGTCGGACTCGGCAGCGGGCAGCAGTTCGAGTTGCACCGGGGGCACATTCACGACGACCTCGGCCGGAGCGACATTGACCACCGGGGCAGCGACGTCGACCTGCACCGGCGTCGGATCGACCGTGACGTTCACGATCGGGGCAGGCACATTGACCACCGGAGCCGGGATGATGATCGGCTCCTGGCGCATCTGCACGTCGATCGAGTCGGGCAGATGGAAGTGCATCTCCGGCGCCGTGGTGCGCTCCTCGACGAGCGGCACCAGCATCTCCGAACGGGCAGGCTGATCGCCCGACCCGGGAGGCTGCAACTGCACACTGAACAGGCCCGAGTGAGCCGCAGCGAGACCGTCGAAGTTGCCGTCGACCGCCGCCGACACCGCCGCCGACGGCGTGAAACCAGCGTCGACCAGTTGGCGAATCGTGCGGGCATGCGCCTCACGAATCGCCGCATCGTCGGCGACGTCCTCCTGCAAGAACGCCACGTCGGAAGCGTCGAACCACAGCCGTGCACCCGCGGGCGGGCGCACCAGTGTCGCCAGAGCGGTCGCAGCGCTGCGCCAGTTCGGGCGCATCGTGCCATCGGCGAACCGGCGGCGCGCCTGGCCGTAGTTGCCCTCGTTCAGCGACGAACCGGACAGGCCTTCGCTGAGGCCGACGATCACCGGCGGCACACCAGCAGCAGCAGCGATCCGAGTCTCACCCGCACCCTGCACCGCCTTCACGGCGAGCTGCTCGAAGTTGGAGCCGACGACCTTCACGTCGGCACCGCCGCCGAGGGCGAGCGTCTTGCCGGCGTTCGCCGTGCCTGCAGCCTTCGACCGGATCACCTCGGTGAGACGCTTGAACGTCTCCGGCGACACCGACGGATCGAACGAGATAACGAGGTTCGGCGTCGCCTGGTTGTCGAGGAATGACTGCTTGAAGTCTTGGATCGACGTGTCGATGTCCACGTCGGGCAGCACCGCCGACAGCCACGACATGCCCCGGAACTGGGCCCGAGGATCGGGCAGCGGCGCGAAGTGCGCCACCTCCTCCAGGTCGAGCAGCACCGGCTCGCTCTTGTCGTCCTCGGTGTAGACGTACCCGGCCTTGCGCATCCCGATCACACCGCCGAAGCGGTGCTCGACCGGCTCGAGCATGATCGTCACGCACTCCGGGCGCAGGCGCTGCAACTGCAGGCCGTCCGTGCGCACCAGCGAACCGGCGCTGATCCAGTACGAGTTGCCGCAGATCGTCGCGTCCTGCTCCATGCGTGCCAGCAGGTCGTCGGTCGCAGCACCCGGCCACGGCGACTCCAGCGGCGACAGCTCGGCGTTGCCGAACAGTCGGCGGCTGGCAAGATCCTGCCAGCGGAAGGTGACCTCACTGAACACCTGCATGCGCACCGCTGCGCACGCGAACGCCACGCCCGAGGTGCCGTACGCCTGGCGGGTCATGCCTGCCAGGGTGCGCTCGGTGTGCTCGCGAGACTTCGGCTGCTGCGAGAACCACGGCAACCACGGCTCGATGAGCTTCGTGTACTCGGCGAAACTGATCTGGCTGCGCTCGGCCTCGACCTCGGCAGGCTTGCGGGTGCGGAACAGCAGACTCACAGCCCGGCCCGCCAAGCGAACACCATGCCGAGCAGACCGCCGACGATCCAGCCGGCAGCACCGGCAACCATCGCAGCGCCGATGACCAGCGCGGCCGCCGAAGCGATCTCCACTGCCGAGGTGATGCGCTTGTCCATCGTCACCTCACAGGTCGATCAGCGAGGCCCAAGCCTCGGATTCGGGGGCAGCCGGTGCGTTCCATGCGCCGAGAGCGAGTGTCGCGGCGACGAGTGGTGTGATGTCCACCGTCGACGCCTTCTGCGACCAGGCCCACGCCTCACCGACGGAGCGGATGTCGGCGCCGACCACGGCAGCGTCGAGTGGTTGGTCGCCGAAGTGGCGCACCTTGGCGTTGCCGACGGCGTCCTGCAGAGCAGCGCATGAGCGCAGATAGTCGGCCGTGGTCGACTCGGTGACCGGCACACCGGCACGCTTGATCTCGTCGATCACGCCCACCGACGGCGAACGAGGGTCGATCACGATCGGCACGCCGACCGCCTGGTGAGCGGCCTGCACCTCGGCAACGAGCCACGCAGTGCCCGGCTCCCGCCGGATCAGCTCGACGTACGGCAGACCGTCGGCGCACGCACCGACAGCAGCCACCGACGACCACTGGCCGCCAGGCCCGACCGCCACCGCCACCGACGTCGGCGGCTTGTCCAACTTCGACTTCGTTGCACGACACGCCTCCCAGCCGGGAAGGTGTGCGTGCGCACCGTCGTCGGCGACCACGATGCCGAGCCGCTCGAGGGCGAACCCTTCGGGCGACATCTGCACCAGCTCGGTACCGGCGATCCAGTCCTCGCTGATGCGGATACCGAGACCGGGATTCGCTTCGTACCACGCGTCACGGTCACGCAGGTCGGTGCCGACCTCGCACGACCACTCGGCGAAGAACATCCGGGGCGACTCGCCGGCCATGCCCTGACGGCGCAGGCGGTGTAGCACCACCGACTCCGGCAACGGACCAGACGACGTGTAGATCAGTTGCGGCGGGTCGGCACGCATCGACTGCGCAGACATCGCCGGGAGGATCGACTGCACCTGCTCGTCGAGCAGGAACAGCGCCTCGTCGAACACCACCCGGGTCGGCGAACCACCACGGGCCGTCTTGCGGCCGCGGGTGATGAACTCCAGCCGGGCGCCGGTGTCCCGACGCTGCAGCGCCTCCTTGCCGTTGGCGAAGTAGGCGTGCGTGACCTCGTCGAGGTCGGGGTTCGATCGCACCAGCGCCACCATGCGCTGCATGTGATCGGCGGCCGTCTTGGCCAGGTGAGCCGTGTGCAGGATGCGAGGCTCGTCGAGCACGTAGAAGGCGTAGAGTTCCAGCGCCTCGAGCACGGCGTTCTTGCCGTTCTGGCGGGGCAGGATCAGCAGCACCGTCGTGGCCAACGCCCGACCCGCTGCGTCCTCGCCGAGCATCTTGTCCAGGCACCACGCCTGCCAGTCGTCGAGCACCAGGCCGCACGCAGCGGCGAAGTCGACGGCGTCCTGTCCGGCGCTACTGACCTGACCCGGAGGCAGGTGCTGGAGTCTCGGCCGCTGAGCGCCGACGCGCTGCACGACGCTGCTTGAGCTCATCGGTGAGTGACTGCCTCTCGACGGGCTCCGGCAACGCCGCCAGATCGGCCAGCGTCGCCCGCAACTGCCCTGCCAGTTGCGGGAGCATGTTGTCGCTGCACGCCTCGATCGCAGCGGTGAGCTGGTCACGCAGCCGCTCCAGGCGTAGGCGGCGATCGTCGTCGGTCACCACCAGCGAGTTCCCTTCGGGTTGCGGGCCAGATTGCCAGCCATCGCACCGGCCCGCTGGTTGCAGGTCGAGTGCTCAGGCATCAGTGGCGCCGAGTTGTCACCGTCGACCGTGTGGCCGGCGTGCCAGGTGACCCGCTTCCACGGCACCAGGCGCTGCTCCTCGGCCAGCGTGCGACCGCACCGCCAACAGCGGGTGCCGAGATCGGCGTAGGCCCGCTCGCGAACCAGGCGGGCGCGCTTGTCGTACGACCCGGCGTAGTGGATGCGGTCCTTTGCGGGCATCGTCATGCACCTCCATGCATGCATTCATGCATGTTCATGCACCGATCATGCACCCCCGGTGAGCCTCGGAGAGAGAGACGAGAAGCGGCGGGGTGCTCTAGCAGGCGTTTCGCGTACGTGAACGCCCCGCCCCCTCCCCTTCATGCATGGCGACTGCATGGTCATGCATATATGCATGCAAGACCGATGCATGGCCCCGACAACGGCAACGCCCGCCGGTGCTGCTGCACACGACGGGCGACTTACACCAAGACTACAGGTTTCTGGTTTCATTGTCCAACATCGACGCAGGTCAGCGACCAGGTTTCATCGAGCATCGACGACATCCCGAACCGCCAGCCCCTCACCGATGCGCCAGCGCCGCTCACGCTGGTAGCACGCCGAGCACAGCCCAGCCTTCGCCGGGATCTCCTCGCAGGTCGGGTCGCCCCACTCCATGCCGCCGTCACGGCCGGGCAGCGAATCGCGACACCGTGACACAGCGATCGGCGCACGCAGGCCGATGGCCCGGTCGATCATGTGCGCCAAGGCGCCGATCATCTCAATGACCGCTTGGGCGTCCTCGCGCAACGTGTCAAGCTCGGTCGAGAAGTGCACCCGGCTGGCGGCGACCCGCTCGACGGCGGTGAGCGCCTCGACGTCGCTGCCGGCGCCACGGGTGATACCGGCGCCGCTAGTGTGGTCGGGCATACCGTCAAGCACGAGCAGCTCGCGGGCGAGGTGGCCGAGCGCCGACGGGTACGACGACGCCAGGCGGTCGAGCAGGGTGGCGGCTGCAGCGAGTTGGACGTCGATACGGGTGCGGGTCATGGGTTGGCCTTTCATCGTCAGAGGTGGGGACAGCGGTAAGCGGTTCATCGTCAGAAGTGATCCATCGATGGGACGGGCGAGGCGGCTGCGCGGGGCTGCGGGGCTGTTTCGCCTCGCTGGCCGACCGTTTCGCGACCGAGGTCGTCCGCGCGGGGCTGCGGGGCTTGCGGGGCTGTTTCGCCACGCTGGCCGACAATTTCTGGCGCAGCGCTCACGCCACCCTGTGGATAACTTTTTTCGCGTGGGGTAGGGGGTTCAAGCCCCGCAAGCCCCGCGTCTTTCGCGTCATCCCTGCTCACAGCGTCGCCCTCGCGCGGGGCTTCAGCAAGCCCCGCGCTCTGCATGGCGACCGAACGCTTCGTCACCGAGTAGATGACGACTCGTCGCCGGTCGCGAGGCATCTCGACAAGGTGCATCCCGCTCGCCCCGTAGTGCCGTCCGGTGCGCTTGCGGAGCGCCTGGCCGAGCCGCTGAGTGAACGATCCCTTGCCCCACTCCCCCGCGAGTTCGTCGGGAAGCGACTCGAGGATGCGGTCCCCGGTGTACGGGTCGCGCATCTTGGCCACCAGGTCGCCGACGCTGAGCGACTCCTCGCCGACCTGATCGAACCAGGCGCCGAGGAACGCTTCCCATGCCCCCGCTTCACGGTCGGCCGATGCGTGGAAGTCGGCAAGGTTGCCGAGGAAGTCCTTCACCCCGGCGTGATCGAGGATGCCGCCGACGGTGCGCACCCAGCGCGAGTAGTCGCCCATCGCTGGTGCGTTGGTCGCCATCGGCCGACCAGCCACCCACCATGACCGGATGATGGTGCACAGCGCATGCAGCAGTTCGCCACGGTTGTCGCTCACCCAGCCACCGAGGTCGGCGTGCTTGAAGCCGGTACGCAGCCACGGCGACGCCTGGCGGGCGTCGAGCCGGATGCGGTAGCAGCGTCGTGCGAGGTCGCCGCCGACGTCGATGTTGTTGCCCGTGCAGGCCCAGGTCGCCCGGTTCGGCACGGTCACCATCTCGGATCGGCCGAGCACTCGGCCCTGCCATGAGTCCGCGGTGAGCACCGCGGCGAGCGTGGGGCTCTTGATGACGCCCTCGACGTTGTCGAAGATCAGCATCGTCGATCCCGCCATGAGTGCAGCCGTGACCTTCTTCTCCAGCTCTTCGTCGCCGGTCGGCCACGCCATCAGCGCAGCGGCCCGGCCGATGGTGATGATCGCCGCCACCTTGACCAGCAGCCCCTTGCCGGTGCCCGGCTCTGGTGCGTCGACGAGCGCCATCGGCACCTGGCCGACGATGGCTCGCACCAGCGGCGTCAGGAACAGCGCCCAAGCATTGGCCCGGTCGGCGGTCGAGTCCCACGGGAAGTCGCACAGCGTCTCGTCGATCAGCGCCACTGCCGCGGCGAGTTCCGCGGCCGTCGGTTCGTCGCTCACGCCCGGGTACGGCTTGCCTCGGTGCCAGTGGAACAGCCGGGTCGAGCCGTCGTAGCCGTGGCCGATCTGGAACGTGCCGTCGGGGCGTAGCACCGGCAGTTCGACGACACCGGCAAGGGCAGGCATGTCCCACGCGCCCGAGGCAACGATGGACGCCGCCACATCGCCCGGCGGTGACGTGCTCGAATGGTCGCCGTCCTTGTTGACCCGGTACCAGTTGGCGGCGTGGGCGAGTTGCAGCCTGACGTGCTCGGGGCGCAACGCTTCGATGAGCGGCCGGTCATCTTCGTCTTGGCGCAGCCGGCACAACTGCCCGGCGCGAACGAACACGGCCGGCGGGTCGTTGGCTTCCTGCAGGGCGAGCATCGCTTCGGCGACGACCTCGTCGTGCTGGCGGCCGTTGTGCACGATCCCGCGCCGCGGGCGTCGGCCCTCGACTTCGGCCCTGGGGTCGGTGAACGGGTCGCCGAGGTCGATGCGCTGCTTCTCGCCGTGCTCCTTGGCGGCCTGGTAGAAGTCGCCGCCGTGCTCCATCGCCACATGAAAGCCCCACAGGGTGACCATCTCGGTGGCGGTGAACGGTGCCCAGTTCGACGAGAACACCTTGAGGCATTCGGTGCCGCCGTAGTACAGGCTCGCCGATGCGCCGTCCTTCGGGCTCTTGCCCGGCCGGGTCCATAGCTCGTAGTAGCCGCCACCGCTGTCGGTGTGCTGCGAGTGCAGCGTCGCCCCGTACCTGGTGAGTTCGTCGGCCCAGGTGGTGTTCTGCGCCCAGATGTCGCCGGGCTTCATCTCGCCGTCGATGCGGGCGATCCGCTCGCGCCGGGCTTCGTTGTTGCCGACCGGGGCCTGCAGCAGGTCGATCAGCCACTGCGGTGCGTCGGCGACGGCCTGGCCCGACATCGGGTCGTGCTCGATGTCCCACTGGTAGGCCTGGCCGGTGGTGGGGTGGATCGTCGGGGCGGCCAAGACCTGGCCGTTGATGCCACGCACGTCGATGCCGACGCCGAGCACGCCGCTCGCCGAGTTGTGGATCTCGCCCGTCTCCGGCCAGCGAAGGTAGATGTGGCGACCGTTGCCACCCGTGATCGCTTCGACGGTGTCGGGCAGTCGGCCGTACCGGGCCTCGAGCGCCACCAGCGAATCGTCGCCACCGTCGCGCGGGTCGATGTCGATGACGAACAGGCCCGAGGCTGGCCCGGTGGCGATACCGACGCCGTGGGTCGGGTTGGCGGCGTAGTAGCGCCGAATCCGCTCGGGGTCGGTGGTGGCCTTCGTCTCCCATTCGGCGATGCCCTTGGGGTACTTGTAGCCGGTGGGGATCGGCACGACTCGCCAACCGTTGGCGGCGTACCAGAGTGCGTGATCGAGTGTGGTCATGCTGCATTCGCCTTGTTCTGTCGGTGCGAGGTGTGCACCGTTCCGTTCATCAGTGCGCACGGGACGCAGTCGGACTTGCAGCCACCGCGGTCGCCCCAGCGGGTCGACGTGCAGTCGCCGCAAGAGCAGCGCATTCCCTGCAGCTTCGACCAGTCGGTGAAGTCGGCCGCCGGAAGCGGCGTGATCGTTGCGACCAGATCGACCCTGGCCAGCCTCTCTATCTCCAGGCGGCGATGCTGTGCGGCTTCGAGCCTTGCCCGGACCTCCATCTTGAGGCGGCTGGCCTGTTCTTCCTCAAGCCTTGCTGCCTGCATCTCCATCTCAAGGCGCTGAGCCTGTTCGACCTCAAGCCTTGCGTCACGCAGACGCTCCTCGTGCCGACCCTGGTGCAGTTCCTTGGTGGCCCACTCCACCGCCGGCCGATGGCACGTCTGATGCAAACTCATCCACGTTTCGACGTCCATCAGTTGCGCAGCGAACCGCTTGGCCTGGTGACGTTCACCGACGGTCTGCATCAGCGGCGGGGCGCCGAACACGGCACCGGCACTGACCACCTTCACGAACTCGAGCAGGTCGGAGGCGACGCGCGTGCGCCAGCCCGAGTAGGCCGTCGGCCGTTCGGTGCAGTCCCGCTTCATCGCGTCGAGACGCCACACGCCGTCGGTGCCGCAGTCCAGGTAGATCGGTCGCTGGTGCGCCAGCAGGGCGCGCCGGGGCATCGCCCAGCGGAACACGTGCGGCGCGCTCGGGTTCGTGATGTTGAACCACTCGTGCGCGTACCTGGCGTCGTAGATCCAGCACATGTCGCCGTAGGTCGCTTCGCGTGACGTGATCGCCTCCTCGGACATCACCTTCGTCTGCGCCTCGACGACCCGGCCGTCGGCCAGGACGACGTCGGCGCGATGCAAGCGGCCGTTGGCGGCGATGTAGCCGGGCACCTCGGGCTGGGCGCCGAAGTGTTCGAACAGCATCTTCACTTCCTTGTGCCAGTCGCCTTCGCTGTTCTCGGTGTCGGCGACGGGGCAGTCGCTGCCTGGCTCGTGCGCCCAGTGCGAAACGACCTGGCCGTTGCCGGGCTTCGCGATCATCAGGCAGCCCTTGTAGCAGCGGCCCCTCATCCCGAGTTCCGTTGCGGCGACGAGCTCGCCCTCGACGAGTGCGTAGTGGGCCATCAGGGGGCCACCGCTTCGTCGTCGACGACAGCGTCAGGTACAGTGCTCATTGGTTACGTCCTTCCATGACGTGATCCAGGCCCCCGACCGTCGCAAGCGGTGCGGGGGCCATCTGGTTTTCGGGTAACGCACTGGTGACCCTAAGGGCGGCGTCAGCAAAACCGGACAGGGATCTGCGGATCTGCTCACTCACGCTGCACCCCCGAACAGGTCGAGTTGGCCGGGTGTCTCCGGCCGGGTGCCGAACAGTGCTTTGCGCACCTCGGCGTACCTGGATGGGTAGAGGGCGTGGTTGCGTTCGTCGATGTCGATGCCGATGGCGTCGCGGCCGTGGCAGTCAGCAACAGCGAGGGTGGTGCCGGTGCCTGCGAACGGGTCGAGTACGACGCCGGGCCGGTAGTTGTCGTGGCCGCAGTCGGTCCAGCCGAGAGTGACGGGCGACGAGTTGGCGCGTCCATGCTTGAACGTCGGGTCAGCGCCCGCGCCGTTGACACCGACGTGACCCACCCGCTCGGTCTGGTTGTTCGTCGCCTGGAGTTTGATGTAGTCCATGCGCTCAACCCGCCGCCGCGGCTCGCCGCACACGTTGCACACCTCGGCCGGGCACATCGACAGCACCAGCCGCTCGGCCAGTTTCGCCGGCCACATGGCGTAGTGGGCGAGGCTCGACGGCTGCGTGGTCATCGTCCAGGTGTCGTGCTCGTCGAACCAGGCGTCGAGCGGCGGGGCACCAGCGGGGTTTCGGTCCATGCCGACTGTGCCGTTTCGTGCCTTGCCGAGATCGCCGTTGCGCTCGAACTCGGTAGCGCCTCGCTGTGATGGCTTCGGATCGGGACCCGGGGCACGCACCGCCGTCAGGTCGAACCACCGCTTCGGTGACCGGGTGGCGACGGTGATGTACGACGTGGACGGCCGGTACTTGTCGCCCAACGCGCCGACCGCCGGGTTCGGGCGATGCCAGACGATCATGTTGCGCACCAGCCACTGCCCGGCGGGTGACGGTTCGCCGGTGAGCAGGTTGCGGCCGTAGGCGAGGCTGGCGGCGTAGAGCTGCGGCACGAGTGCGAGGCACTTCGGGCGGGGCCAGGTTGATCCACGGCCAGAGCGCGCCGGTCTGTCGTTGTCTGCCCCGCCCAATCGTGCCCGCTTGGCTGCACTCCCGCTGAACACCTGCTGGCCTTCACGCAGCCCGCCCGGGTTGTAGTCGCCACCTCCACCACCGGAACCGGCGAACGTATCCCCAAGCTCAATGGCGATGCTGCCCCACGGTGCGAGCACCCGGCCCCACTCGGCGGTCAGTGTCAGCAGCGTGTCGAGGAACGTCGCCGGGTCGGGTTCGCTACCGATCTCGGCGTGCTTCATCGGGTGATCGGCGGGCAGGTATGACCGTAGGGCGATGAACGGTGGCGAGCACGCCACCAGTGACACGCTGCCGTCTGCGATGGTGGCGGTCTGCTCTCGCGTGTCGCCGACTAGGTATTGGACACTCACGCCGCTCCCCTTCCCTCGTTCTTGCGTCGCGCCCGGTAGTCCCGTCGCGCCTCGTTCACTGCCTGCTTGCACGGCCGGCACGCCTCCTCGCCGTTGCGGTGGTGCCGCCAGTACCCGGCGGCGGTCCCGCAGGCGTCGCCGCCGTGGCGGTACTTGCGCCGCTGCCCTGGTGTCATGCCGCCGACGACCATGACCGGCGACGGGTCGTCGGGTTGGCGCAGCACCCACGCCCGGCACCGGTCGAGGTGCTGGCAGTCGGCGCAGATGGCGAGGCCGGCCCGTTCCTGTCTGGCGCGCTGGTGCTGCGGCCGCCACGGGTCGACGCACATCTCGTCGCCACGGTCAGTGCAGGCGAGCTGCGCACGCAGTTCGGCCCAGTTCATGGCTGGCCCCTTCGCCACCAGCGGCGCTTGGGGGTCCACTCATCAGAGAAGCGCTCAGGTGACATCGGCGCTGGCCGCACCGCCAGTTCACCGTGCGCCGCCGCCATGTTCGCCCACTCGGCAAGCGTCAGTTGATGTGGCCCATTCGGGCACATCACGCGCCCCGGGACGAGGCGCCGAACGCCGGCCCTGGTGCTCACGTCAACCCAATCGACCGCACCGGTGGCGCCGCATACGGAACACCGCCGGTCGCCGTCGTCGCTATACACCTCGATGTGATGGAAGGTGCCACTCATGCCGCCCTGCCCTGCTTGCGCTCCCGCTCGGCGTTGTAGGCGGCGTGCGCCTCACGGCACGATTGGCAAGGCTGTTCGCCTCGGTAGCGGTGGGCGTTGTACCCCGCATCGGTGCCGTGGTTGATCGGCTTGAGCGTCGTGCCCGGCTTCGGTCCCTTGCGGCCACCCGCCCGCCGCTGCCTCTCCTGCCGCAACTGCCGACCGGACAGGCCGCCCCAGATGCCCTCTGTCTCGCCGACCTCGATGGCAAACTCCAGGCACTGCTCGGCCACCGGACAGGCGGCGCACACCGCCTGGGCGTTGCGAGCGGTGAACGAGTCGCCCCGCTTGGGGAAGAACAGGGCCGGGTCGAGCCCACGGCAGGCAGCGAGGGGGCGCCAGTCGGCGGGAACAGTCCCGATTTGGTGCTGTTCGCTCACGGCTGGGCTCCCAGCACCCACTCACCGAGGATGATCTTGATGACGTCCAACTGCTGGCGGTCCCGAGCGAGCAGGGCTGGCACTCGCTTAGCCCAAGAGTCGTGTTCCCACTTCTTGGCCGTAGGCGGGTATGACGCTGCTTTCTCGTAGAACCAGCCACACCCGTCCGTGTGGTTACGCGTGCACTCACGTTCGTGGTAGTAGTCAGCTAGGCGTTCGATCTGTTGCGGCGTCAACTCGGAACCAATGCGCTGCTCACCGCTCACGACGGGCCTTCCTCGGGGTGGAGTAGGCGTGCGGTCAGGCAGGGCCACACATCGGCGCATAGTTCGCACCAACCTTCGTCGTATCGCCCGTGAACTCTCGGCTTGTGCAGGGCGTCACCGCTCACGACGTGCCTCCCGCCATGCGATGAAGCAAAGCACTGCGCAGCAGACGGCTTCGGCGGCGATGAAACCGAAGAGGAATCCACGCTGCCAGTCAGTCACGACGGCCCTCCCGCCATGCGCTCGACGATGGCGTCGCACAGCGCCTCGGCCAGTTCGTGGATACGCAAGTAGGGGTCGTCGTAATCCCGACGAATCCACGCGCTACCGGCGTAGGTGAACGGGTGCCAGCGCTGGTGCAGCACCTCGTCGATGACGGGGTACAACTCATCCTTCGTCACTCCCCTACCTCCTTGTTCTTCTCGTTCCTCAAGTGCTCGGCCAGCACGCCGTCGAGCACGGTCATGCCGCCGAGGTCGGCGGCGTCGTCGACCTGGCGTCGCCGCCTGATCGGTCCCTGGGTGAGCGGCCGACCCTTGGCGGCGACGAGTTCGTCGTGCTCGTCGCGGGTGATGCCGGTCGCCGGGATCGGTGTCGGATCGGGGGTCACAGCGGTAACACCTCCTGCGCCATGCGGCGGGCAGCGATCTCGCAGTACCGCTCGTCGACCTCGATGCCGATGGCCTTGTGTCCGGCGTACTTGGCGGCGACAAGAGTCGACCCGCTCCCCATGAATGGGTCGAGCACGGTGAGCTGATCGCCATTGACCACGGCAAGAATGTGTGTCAAGAGTTCGACTGGCTTCTGCGTGACGTGCTGGCGCTCAGACGACGACACGGTTGGCACCTGGATCAGCGCCGATGGGTAGACGTCGCCACCGTTCGGCGCGCCGTTGGTGGCCCACACGACGAACTCGATGTGGTTGCGGAACCGGCCCTTGACGGGGCGCCCTACGCCCTTGTCCCACACAAGCACGCCACGCCATGTCCAGCCGCCAAGCTGCACGGCGTCAGTGCTCACCGGCAGTTGGCGCCAGTCGGTGAACATGAAGCAGCTACCACCTGGAACGGTGCAGCGCATGGCCTGGAACTGCCACGCGCCGACCCACGACAAGAACGCTCGCTGGTCGCGACTGTCGCCGCCGAATGAGCCGTATTCGGCGGTCGGTGTGCGACTTGACCCGTCGGCGTTCTGTGACCATCCTCGGTACTTGTTGGCCGGGTCGATCTGCCGATCGCTGCGGAACATGCCGCCCGACGAGTACGGCGGATCGACAAGAACAGCATCGACACACTCACTCGGCAGGGAGCGCAGCACGTCGCACGCTTCCCCGTGGTAGATCGTCACGGCGTCGTCCTCGTAGTACGGGGTCACCCCAGCCCCCTCATCCACCAGTGAGCGAGCAGCGCAGCGTCGGCCCGCCCGTCGTCCTTGACGCGGTCGAACAGATTGTCGAGCGGCCACAGCCGCTGCGCCGCCAGACGGTGCGCACCCTTGTCACTGCCGACGCCGAGGTCTTTCGTCCACCGTTGCGGCGTGACGTAGGTGACGGGCCGGTCGAGCCCGGCGAGCACACCCTCAATGACACCGCAGCCACGACCGAACGAGAACGCCGACGTGGCGCCGGAACCCTGCACGCCCTGCACGTCCTCGACGACGACCATGACGGCCGGGCCGATGTCGACGAGCAGGTCGCGCAGGTGCCGAGCCGAGATGCGTCGCTTGCCACGCACCTCGATCGTCGGCATGTCCCAAACGAGCACCTCGTTGGCGGCGGAGACGACAGCGATGGCGCCGGCGACGCCAGGGTCGATGCCGATGGTGAGGGTCATGGCCGTTGTCCTTCACGTAGCCACTGGCCCTCAGCCCACCGCCGAACCCACAACCGTTCGGTTGTCCATCGGCGGCGAGCAATCATGGACACAGGTTCCTGGGTGCGAAACAAGCCGCCAACGGGCAAGGTGCCAATGATCTCGGCCTCACCCTCAATCTCGACAACGCGCGTCTGTCCTGTCGAGTGCCAGCCAAGAGACGGCGGGGGCGGGACGTGCCCACAGTGCGGGCACTTCTCATCGGTCTGGGGCCATTCGCCGCTCACTGCGCCCACTCCACGCCTTCAAGGCTGTCGGGCACGTCGACCATGCCGTGTGCGGCGAGCAGGTCGTTGATCCGGTTGGCGGTCGCACGGTCGGGGCAGGCGATCACACCGGTCGGGCCGACGACCACCCATGCACCGAGGTGGTGCACGGAGTGGGCGTAGGCCACCGGGTAGTCGCCGGTCACAGTGCTGCCGCCGCTGCGTCTCGGGCGGCCTGGTGGTTGACGGCGGGCCGGTCGATGTCGATGAGGCCCTGCTCGCGGCAGCGCTTCACCATCCACTGGACGGTGGTGCTGGGCACCTCGAACTGGTGTCCCAGCCATGCCGCCCGCCGACAGCCAGTGGCGTCGGCCGTGTCGATCTCTTGGGCGACGATGTGCCAGTCCCAGCGGCCTCCCGGCGTGCGGCCGTAGGGCGGTTCCGGGCCGTCCTGCTGCGCAGTTTCGGGAGCGTCGTAGGTCGACACGAACGACGTCGGCAGTACGACGGCCTCGGGCACGTCGGCCACACCGAGCACTTCCCACGCCTCAGCGGTCCTCTTGGCCCGCTCCTCATCGGCGATGACGTCCATCAGCAGCGAGTCGGCGTCCAGGCCGAACGCTTCGATGGCGGCACGCACGAACGTCATGCGGAGCTCGATCTCGCTCGCCTCGGCCTCGAGCAGGCGCAACGCCTGGCCGAGGTGTTCGACGGCGGTCACTGGGCCACCTGCAACATCTGCTCGATCGCCTTGGTGACGATCACCGGCTCCGGTGCCGTCGGCGTGAACCCTGCCCATTCGCACCACACATCGACGGCCCGGTGGGCGAGCCGCAAGCGCTCGGCGGCGGCGTTGGCGGCGTAGGCGGCGGCGTTGGCGTAGGCGTAGGCGGCGGCGTTGGCGGCGTTGGCGGCGGCGTTGGCGTTGGCGGCGGCGGCGTTGGCGGCGGCGTTGGCGTAGGCGGCGGCGTCGGCGGCGGCGTAGGCGGCGTCGGCGGCGGCATAGGCGGCGTAGGCGTTGGCGGCGGCGGCGCGACACTGCTCGGCCGTGACCGTCCCATCGCACCAACCTTCTGCCGCTTCGATCGCTGCCAACGCCTCAGGCGCTGACGTCAGATGCAGCACCTGCCGGGCCTGATCGGCGGCAACCCGCACCCACACCCGCTGACGCTCCATCTCGGTCAGCGGATGGGTGCCGGTGCCGACTATGCGGTGCGCCAGGTCGAGCACCTTCACCGAGCACGCCGGGCACAACAGGTCGCCGTCACGATGCGTGCAGATCCTGTCGTTCACCAGCTGCACAATCCGCGCCAACATCCGATCGGCGCACGCCGGCAGGTCGGTGATGGTGGTGTCGCCGGACTCCCACGAGATGACATTCATGGCGCATCCCATGCCGGTGCCCGCCTCATGCGAGCCGACGGCGAGCCGGAGGGGATGGTCGACGGCGATCACCACGCCTCGTCTGCGGGTGCGGGCGCCGACGTCGCCGCCTTCGGGGCGTCGAGTGTGATGGCCGTGGCCTCGAGGTACGCCTTCTCGGCGGCGGCGATCGACGCAGCGTCGCTGCCCTCGACCAACTTCAGCGGGCCGTAGAAGCCGAGGGTGACGCCCTTCATGCGCAGCGCCACGACGTCGGCTTGGTCGGTGATCTGGCCGCCGCGCAAGCCGCCCTCGCTGTCGTATGCCTGCGCGTACTCGGCGGTGATGCGCAGTTCGTCGCCGACACGGATCGAGCCGTTGCGGTGGGTCTTGCGCGCCTCGATCCAGGCACCGAACCCGGCGCCCTTGAGGATGACGCGCACCGGCGTGCCAACGGCAGGCACCCACTGGTCGTCGCCCTTGCCGCACGGTGCGGTCGTGCCCTCCATTGCGAGGCCGTGCACGACGAGCTCCTGGCGGGGCTTGCCGGTCTTGGGGTTGATGACGTCGGCGCCGTCTTTCTTGATCGGGCGCTGCTCGAAGCGGACGATGGCGAGGCGGGTGCGCTCGCCGATCGCCGTGCGCTTCATCACGGGTGTCGTCGGGGCGTTGTTCCGGTCTTCGGGGATGTCGATGGGCATTGTGGGTATCTCCCTGTCATGTTTGTGATGTTTGGTTGTTGGGATTCGCTCAACTGGCAGCGATGTGGTTGTCAGGCCCAGGTGCCGCCAAGTCGCTCGGCGGCCTGGTCTGCGGTAAGCGGCCGGTCAACCAGCCGCATCACTCCGGTGTCGTCGAAGGCGAGCGTCATGCGCCCCTCGACGAAGGTTTCGCAGGCGGTCTGGAAGGTCAGCGCCTCCGTCCACCCGAGCGCAGCGATCGCCGCACCGGGCGGGATCGACGCCTGCAACGGCTCGTCGCTGTCAAGCGCGAACGCTGCAGCGGCACGCACCAGGTCGTCGTCCATGCAGTCGTTCATGGCCAACTCGATCAGCCCACGCACGATGCGAGTGCTGCGGGTCGTCTTGCGTTCGGCCAAATGAAACGACGCCACGGCGCGCGACTGGTCGGCGAGCGCAGCGATCCATGCCCGCTGCACGTCGTCGAGCGCACCGTGCAACTCACGCATCTGCACCATGCGGCCCTCGCCCGCAGGCTCACCCTCGTCGGGCACCACCCGGGCCCGCACCTCGGCGACGTTCACGGTGCGCAGCGGCGCAGGCTCGGTCGGCAGATCGGCGAACGGTGCCGAGGTGATCGTCTCGGCCTGCTCGACGATCTGCTGAATCCGGTCGAGCTGCTCGGCGGTGTGGCCACCTTCGCTCAACTTCGGGCAGCCAGCAGGCCACGCCTCGCGCACCCGCTGGGCCACATCGGGCGACAGGGCGGCGACGGTGCGCAACCGGTCGACGAGGTTGGCGGCACGATCCGGCAGGGCGGCGTATGACGCCGTAAATGTTGGATTGGTCCAACTATCGACCCGCAGGTCGGAGCGTGAACGCCACGCCCACGTCGGCTGGATGACCCGCTCGAAGCACTGCCGCCCGGCGGCGATGTCGATACCGATGATCGACGCCTCGCCTTCCATCGGCAGGTGCGCAACCAGCGCCACCGACTGGCTGACGGGGTGCATCGGCACGAACTCGGCGACCTCGAAGTCGGCGTCGCCGGTCGGGCCGTCGGCGCACAACGGCGCCGATGCGTACAGCCACAGTTGCACGGCGTGCGACTGCAGGAAGTCGGCGGCCGACTTGCCCGTCTTGGTGTCGAGGATGAAGCACTCGCCGGTTGAGCGGTGCCGCACCACCCGGTCGAACCGGCCGGCGACCATCAGGTCGGGGTGCACGATGACCTGCTCGCTGGCGACGATCTCCAGGTCGTGCAAGTCGAGCAGCGTGCGCCACGTCTCACGGATCGCAACGACCTCGGGCGTCTCCAACACGAACACGCCACCGTCGAGCAGGTCGGTGATCTTGTGCACGGCGGTGCCGTAGTCCCGGCCGCTCGACGCACCGGCGGCGGTCATCGCTTCTTCACAGATGGCGTCGAGCGCCTTCTTGTCGTCGGCGTTGGCGGCGACAGCGGTCAGCAGGTGCGGTTGCAGAGCGAGCCCGATGGCGGTCTGACGGCGACGCCAGAAGTCGAGCGCCGATGAGTCGTCGGGCACCTTGGCGATGGCCGACGGCGACTTGCACCGCTTGCCGTTCAGCCAGTAGCCGTGGGCCTTGGCGGAGTACTTGAGCTTCACGACGCCACCTCTGACGCGCAGTCCCACCCGCAGGCGGCGTATCCGGCCAGGTCGGTCCACGAGTCCTGCTTCTGGGGCGACCAGCGGATGCGGCTCACCTTCAGCAGCGCCA